GCCGTCATCGTCCGCTGCCATGGCGTCCCAGGTCGTCACCGCCACGTCCGAGGAGGTCTCGAACGGAAAGGTGGTGACCGGGGCAATCGTTGCCATGCCTGCCGATCAGGCGAGGGAGCCCTCGTGGACGTCGGTGAAGCTCTTGGCATCCCCTCGGCCCAGCTCGGACAAAGCCTTCGGTTCTTGCTTGGCGCTTGGCTTGGCCTTGGCCGCCTTGGCCTCGGCCGACGCCAGCGGCGCGAACCACGAGCCCTTCGATCCTTGTGGGATGTTGAGCTCGTCGCCCACGCGCACGCGGCGCCCATCGAAAAACGCTGGCTTGATGGCAACGATTTTCATGGGCTAGGCGTCAGAGCTGCCAGGGGGCGTCGAACGACTTCTGAGTCACGATGGTCGGAGTCAGGAAGGCGTTGATCTTGCCGCTGGTGGTCGTGGTCGTGGCGGTCGTGCACAGGATGCCGAGGTAGCGCTCGTACTGACCCGCGGGCAGGGAGACCTGCATCAGGCTCTTACCAGCGGCCAAGGCAGCCTGGGTGCCGGTGCCACCGGTGACCAGCGCGGCGGTCATCGAGTGCAACGTGCAGCTGGCCACCACACCGGCGCCGAGCGTCGCCAGGGAGTCCGACACCAGGAAGAACTGCACCGTACCAGCAGCGCTGGCGGTGAAGATTTCCGTGTCGACGCTGATGACGGCGTAGACGTTTTCAACAAAGTTGACGCCGTCGGTGCCGAGGTCGATCACGTCACCGATCAGGGCGGTGCCGGCAGCAGCCGCCACCGTGACGGCGTCGGCAAATTCATTTCGTTCGTCGAGAATCATGATGAGGTTCCTTTCAGGGTGCTGGGGTTAGACCACGCGGGTTTCGGTGTTGATCAGCGCGTCGGTGCGACGGACAGGGATGTCGTCGAACGTCATCACGCGCTTACCTTCCACGGTTTCCCAGGTCAGGTTGCTGGAGATCTTCTCCAAGATGCCCAAGCGCAGCTTCTCGCGCAGGCCGCGGTTCAGGTAGAAGCAGGCACGACCCTTGCCCAACGCCGGGATGCGCTCGCTCGCCTGGATCATCCAGGTGATCAAGTTCTTGGTGTTGGCGAGCGTGTTGAGCTCACTGATGTCGATGTTGGCCACCCGCACAAAGTAGCGCCAGTCGCGGATCGAGAGACCCGAGTCCATGCGGTAGTGGGTGCGGTAGCCTTCCATGCGGCCGCCAGCGCCATCGACGTTCTCGATGGTGACCTGACCCTTGTCGGTCATCTGCAGGCCGCCCTGGCTGCCCTTCGGGTAGATGCCGAAGCCAGTCTGCGGGCCCCACACGCACAGCCAGATCGAGGTCAGATCACCACCGGAGCCACTGAAGGCGTCGATGATGTTGTCCGAGTTCTGGGCGGAGAGTGAGTTGTAGCGCGGGGCGAGGCCGGTGAAGGCTTCAGGCTCAGAGCCTTCGTTGCCGTAGAACAGCGTCTGCGCGTGCTCCTGGGCCATGCCCTCGATGTGGGCGGCGTCTTCAGACAGGCGGAAGGCGGCGGTGTTGCCGTTCAGGTCGGCGAGCGCCTTGTCGACTTCAGCGTAGGCTTCCAACATACCGCAGGAGTCGGTGACCTGTGCGGTCGTCGACTTGCCAGGCTGCACGCCACCGTAGAGCTTGCGCCAGGTGGGAGTGGGCAGACCGGTGCGCACGGTCGTCTTGTGACCGGTCGCGAGGTTGCCCTCAACGAAGGTCATGTCCTGCAGGACTTCGTTCTGAGCGGCGAGCAACTCAACGATGGAGTCGATCTTGCCGTTGGGGTCCAGACGCTTGGAGACGTCCAGCAGGGTGGGGTTGTTGCTTGCGAGGGTTGCCATGGTTAACCTTTCAATTCAAGTTGGGGAACATCTTTTTGGCCATATCGGTCTCGGGTCCTTTCGGGCTCCCAGACACAAAACGGTCGCCACTGATGGCCATGCCGGCTTTGTAGAAGGCTTTGATCACGGCAGGGTGGTTGCCGAATCCCGTCGCGTTCAGTACGTCCTTGAGCTCGGGCGTGCCAAACGTGTCGATCGCCTTCCGCGCAACGGCCAGGTTCTCTGCGAGTTTGTCGCCGCCGATTTCTTTGTCGGCCTTGACACTCTCGACCCAGGACTCCACCAGCTGGAGGTGCGCTTCGGCCTGACGTTGGGCCATCTTGGCACCCACGTCGGCGACCTTCTGCGCGTCCGCCTGGTTGAGCTTGAGCTCCTTGGCAATCGCGGTGAACTCATCCGCTGCGGTCTTATCGAGCGCAACGCCTTCGGGCATCGTGAACTCGTAGCTGTCGGGGGCTGCGGCCGTGGCCTGGGTCTCCGGTGCTTGCGCGTCCGTCGTTGCCGTCGTGGTGTCCACGGCAGTCACATCAGTTGTCTTCGGTTCCCCAGCGTCGGTGGTCGTTGTGCTGGCTTCCGCAGTCGTATCAATCATCTTTGCCCTGGTATTCTTTCAAGAGCTTGAAGTACCCCTCGGGGGCGGCCTGCAGTACTTCTGCCGTGAGAAACAGACCGAGGTGTCGCTTGCCTTCGTTGAACGCCATCAGGGACCCTGAGTGGTTGAACGAGGTGCGATTCACTCCGGCCTCCTCCAGCAGACGGCACACAATCCGTCGCCCTTGGGGGTGGGCCATCAACCACTTGAGATCCTCCAGCTCCCTTCGCCGCGTCTCGCGTGCCACCAGCTCTTCGCTTTCGGCATCGCGTTCTTGGCTCTTCAGGTCGGTCGGGTCTCGCATGGTTAACTTAGGCGGCATCGTATGCGGGGCTCAGGCGATCACGGACACGCTCAAACGGCGGATGGGCTCGGGGTGCCGTAACCCATCAGGCCGTTCATCACGTCCTGCACGCCCTGCACGTTCACATCGCCGGCGGTCTTGGCGCTCTCGACCAGCTGCGGCATGGCGGCAGCGGTCTGCGCCGCCTGCTGCGCCTTCGCGCGCTCGGCGCGGATCTGCGCCACCACGTTGTCGGGCACCACGATCTTGGGGTTGACCCCGTACATGTCGCCGTAGTCGTCGACCACCTGATCGAAGTCAATCTTGTCGAGCACGTCGGGCTTGAGTGCTGCGAGGTTGCCCACCGTGCCGAGCAGTCGGTCGACGCCCTGGGAGGCCACCGCCCGCTGCGCCTGCGCCAGCACGCTGATGAACTCGACCTTGAGGTCGGTGCCCTCGAGCTCGGTCGGGGGCGTGGGCAGGATGCCGGCTTGGTTCGCGTAGTCGAACGCGATGTCGATCATCGGGGACAGCAGCTCGTTCTGCAGGCGCTCGAGCACGGGGCCCAGCATCAAGAGCTTCTCTTCGTGGCGCTCGGCGACCTCGGTGGCGGTGATCCCGCTGCGGGTGTCGTTGGCCAGCATCATGAACAGGTCCGCGTAGTAGCTCGAGCGGATGCGATCGCGCACGTCCTGGATGTCGACCATCAGGTGCGACAGGTTGAGGTTCACATCGAACGCGGTGCGCACCACCTGGTTGCTGCCCTGGCTGTCGACGTAGAACACGCCGCCGGGGAGGCGGGCCTTGGCGGCCTCGCGGTACTTGGTCGGCACCGTGATCGGGGGGTTGACCTGGTAGTCGATCGCCTGCCCCTTGCGCAGCTGCTGGTGCTGCAGCTGCTTCACATCGCCCAAGCACTCCATGCCGGGGCTGGTGCCGTAGATGTCGTTGCCGGTCACGACCCAGCGCGGGGCCAGCACCGGGAACGCATCAAAGCCTGACTCGCTCAGAAACACGTCGAAGTTCTCGCGCCCGGGCTCCATGTAGCAGGAGGCAAAGCGCTTGTTCTTGCCGTCCATCTTGGTGTAGTCGCGCTCGCGGCGGGGCTGGATCATGTGCACCACGTCCACCCAGCTGTCGAGCTGGCGGCGGTTGTACATGTTCTTGACCGTGTCGCTGCAGTTCTCCAGCCCGAACTGGTCGACCAGCTGGCTGACCGTCATCTGGAACTCGCGGCACAGCGTGTCGACGATGCCCTTGTTGTTGGTGCCGAGTGCGTACTCGCCCACGGTGAGTGGGTAGTGGTGCAGCACGC